ACACAGTAGAATCGCTATTATCCTTCTGGAAACTCTTCTCGCCGCCATTGCCGTAGGTGGTTGTGTCTAGCTCGCCGGCATTATACGGCGCGGTTGCCGTGCGAAGATAGGTACTCAGATCGTACCCGTCAACCCATACCTTAGTCGAGCGCCCATGATCAAACGTCGGCATCCTGATCTCCCTCTTCGCCGTCGGTTGCCTCTTCTATGTAACCGCCTTTAAGCAACCACCGGATCGATTGCGCCGGGATGTCACTGCGCTTACTGCCAAACCGGGCGCGCTTATTTTCCCAGGAGATACCATCGGCGACTAGCACGCGGTAGACTTTGGGCGCCGGCTCTTCGACTGCCGGCGCGGTTTTGTCGCCTGGCGCGCTCGCCGGTTCGGTTTTCTCGTCTTTTGCCATAGTTACCCCATCTTCTCTAAGCGCCAGGGGCGCAACCGGATGCACTTTATGATCGTGCCGTCGGCGGTTGTGCCGCCGTTGCCTTGCAACAGATTGCGGATAATTGTAACCGCTTCTGTTACCGCCGGGTATGGCGCGTTGATCTCTATTTGCTCCACTGCTTGCACTAGATAGATCAGCCGCGCCGCTTCTGTGGAGTAAGACCGATCATCCTCTTCTGCCGCTTGGTACTGAAATGCAACATATGGAGTGGGCATCCCTTCCGGCGGCACACCCTGTATAATGCGGTCAGCAACTAACGCAGTGAGATCGGCAGATCCGGCGAGCAAGGCGTATAGCCAATTGTCGGCGCATTGAAACTCGTCCGGCGCTTCGACATGCAGACGATACTCCGCGCCTAAATGGATAAACATTAACCCATCCGGGTTGCTCATTCTGCCGTGCCCTTTTTAAGCGCATCGCTTAAGCGTTTTTCCGCCCGCGGCTTGACTTCGACTAGTGCCGGTTGTAAGAATGGTTGCGCCGGCATCCGGCTTGTGCCGTGCTCCACAAAGGCGCTATAGTCCGCTTGCGCTACTATGTCGTAGCGCAATGGCCCGCGCTTTTTGATCACGATATGGGTAGCCATAAAGCCGGTTCGTTTGGGCGCTCGCCTAAATGCGGTTGCTTGGAGATCGGTTGCGTTTTCCCGTTGTGCCTCTTCGACAAAGCCATCCGTATCTTTTGCCATAGCACGGAAGTTCTTGCCGTGCCGGCTTAGTGTCATGTGAAACCCGGCAGACGGCATCACCCGATCTCCTTGCACTGTATGATCTGCTGTAACGCTAGACTACGCTTAGTCACGCTAACCACTTCTAAGCGCGATTGGGCGCCGGTTTCAAGGTAGGTTACAGTTAGCCGATCTTCGTTGCTTACCGGCACATCCCATGCGGCGCGCAACCAGACCGTTGTAACCGCTTCGACTTGCGGCGCCATGTTCACATCCTGGCGCGGCGCGCTAGTAACCACAACCGGGAATGTGCCCATATCTTGCTCGTTGTAAGTGGTACGCCCGCCGCTCGTTCGCACCGGAGTCCGCCGTGTTACTTGCATGGTCGCTCCACCGGCGCCCGTTGTGTCGAAGTAGGCGGCGAGATCGGCGCGCGCCCCGGTTAACTCTAAAGGATCGATCATGGCAGGTATGGCCCGTTGTCTGCCGGCACAACTACACCGGCGTTAGGCCATAGTCCGATCCGGTAGTTATTGGCATACCCGGTGTAGTAAGGCGAGTTGATCGCAAACACCGCGCCCGATGCTTGCCCATACCCGGTCGGGATCATCTCTTGTACCTTGCGCCGCCAGTATTTAGCCTGGCGCTCGCAATGAACATAGATTTGATCCCGGCTCAGTGATAGCCCATTATCACTAAGATTGTAAGCGTCCGCCGCCATTGCCGCTTTTTGCATCCAGCCGTCCGCCGCGGCGAGATCGAGATCATAAGTCGGCGTGTATGCTGCCATCCCCGCTTCTTGCCACACATAACCCGCTATGGTTACAACTTGCGCGCCGGTTTCTAGCGGCCATGGATTCGGCTCGCCGCTATCCGCCGCATTATCGTTGTTATCCAACAGGATGTAAAAGTGCCCATTAGGGATGGTAGGACGCACCGCGGCGCCGACGGGATAGCGCGCGCCCGCGATCCAATCCGCCAGGCCATCCGGCAGATAGCCATAGCGGTCGGGGCGCCGGGCGCTCGCCAGGAGCGCGGCATAGTCAGCATCGGTAAGTGCCGGCGGGCGCCCTGGCGCTAACCGGCGCTGTAGTTCTGCTAATGCCGCGTTGTACTTCATTTGCTTTTGTTGCCTTTGTCGGCGGTTTCGTTGTGGACTTCGACACCGCCGCCCGCGGGTTGCTCCACTGGCGCAATCGGAGCGCGCTCTGCCGGGCGCGGCGCCGGTTCTGCCGGCGCGCTCGCCTGGTTGCTCGCCTGGTTGCGCTCCGGTTGCGCGGGTTGCTCCACTGCCACACCCGGCGCCGCGTTAGCGGCCCATGGCAACGCCGGCAAGCTCGCCGGATCATACCCGCCGTTTGTGACTTGTGGCGCGAGTGCCGGCGCGCTCGCCATACCGCGCTCCGCCGCCGGCATATCTACCCCGCCCTTGATCCCGCGGTTCTCGCCGCGCTCACTGGCGTTGCTCGTTTGCGGCACAAGCCGGGTAAGACCATCGGCGCCCTTGACGGCGATATGCGGGTTGTACTGATCACCGAGTCGCGTGCTATAGTCGCCACGTTTCGGCCCCGGCCCTAGCGCATCTTCTGGCCCTTGCCGCTCGCCGGGATCGCCTTGCAGCATGGGTACACCGGCATCGGTCCCATCCTGGCGAGTAGTCGCGCCGCCCTTGCTATGCTCCAAACTCGCGTTCTCTTCTGGCGTTGCAATGCTCTGATCTGCCATAGCGTTATTACTCCTATGCTACTATCCCATGCGGGCCTGTGTGGTATGCTCGCCTAGCTGTTTAGCACGCCGGTCAACCGCGCCGCGGCCTTGCCGCCAAACACGGCGAGTCCGGTGAAAAACTCAATACGCGTGCGATACACCGGCTTTGCCTGCTGCTCACCGAGATCGCGCACACTCACCCCGCCGTTAGTCAAGCCGGTTACAGCCTGGTCGCCTTCGCTGTTACCGAACCTAACGGCATAAATGCTGCTCGCAATGTTGCTCGTGCCTTGCGTTTCGGTTTGCGGGATGATCAGACTGCCGTCCGCCTTAGCGCCGATGTCAAACATCGGCACGCCGTTATACGTGGCGATCTTGCGGCCAAAGGTATCCACCGTCTGATCGTAGATTGTCAAGCGCCGGGCGCTAGACCGGATCTTACTGAGGATCAAGCTGTTCATGTACAACGCCTGCGCGCCAGGCACCGCGGCGAGCAACGCATCCAGCGCATCAAAAAAGGTGTGCCGCGCCGCATCGTCGGCGCCCACAACGGCGAGTCCATTGGTTGCCGCGGCGATCACTTGCGCCCCGGTCAGGCGCTTCTTAAGACCATCGAAGGAATTGGCATCCACGCCGGTATCGCCGTTAATGAAGCTATCCTGAAACTTGTAAGCAATCGCCTTGGTTTTGAGCGCGGTTTGCTCCGCTCGCAGATCGTTCAGATTGCCGCGGGTTGCGACAAGGTAAGTATCCACATCGGCATCGCCGCCCAGAATAACCAGGGATTCGGTTTTCTGGTTGATCGTGCCGGTCGACTCGCTGTATGCCGCGTTGACGGCGCGAAACTCCACACCGGGCAGGGTGGCCTCTTCGTTGTAGGCATAGGCGTTGCCTTGCACGTCCAAGAAGGGGATGCGGTCTAGCACCGGTGACTCCAGCACAAAGGTTTCAAGTACCCCGCGCTGGAGATTGTTCTGACTGTATTTCGCCGCTTCGACTAACGTTAGCGCCATAGTTGGTACTCCTATTTAGGGTTACTATCGGCGTATGCCTGGCGCAACCGGGATGGGCCATAGGTTTCGACATTGCCCGATCCGTTTAGGTTGTGCGCTCCACCATCCGCCGACGGCACATTAAAGATCCTAGGATATTTCTTGCGAGCATCCGCTAGCAAGTCTTTTAGGTTCTCCGGTTCGCCGGTCTTTTTGTCTAGCTTGATTTGCGCCCCATATGCCGCCAGGAACATGTCCGGGTATAGCAGATAGGCGCCGCTCGCCGCGCTAGTAACCGCCCGGTTGATCCGCTCCTGTTGTAGTTGCGCTTGCGCTTGCTCCTGTTGTTGCCGGATTTGCGCTAGCTCTGCCGACAACCGCGCGGTTTCGCTGTTCTCGTCTACCGGGATGTTATGCGCTGCAAGCCGGTCGGCGAGCGCCTTTTCACGGTTGCGCCGTTGCGCGTTTTCCTGGCGCAAGCGGTTGATCTCCGCTTGTGCTTCGCTCACCGTCGCGTATAATCCCGGCTTGGTTTCTGCCGGTGGTTGTGCTGGCGTTTGGGGTTGTGCCGGTTGTGCCGGCGGATTTGTGGCGTTGGACTCGCCTGGAGTCTGTGCCGGTGGTTGCGCGCCTGGCGCCGCATCGCCGGTCGCGCCTGGCGCCGGGTTAGCATTCTCTACCATTATAACGATCCTTTCCTAAAAAAGCTAGCTTACATCCGGTATTGAGTTAATACCCGGTTCGCTGCCGGTTGCCGGCGTGGTATTATCGCCCGGCGCCGGCATCCATTGCAGCGCCAGTGCTTCTGCTAAATGATCGATCCCGGTTTCATAGCGCGGGTTATACGCTTGCCACAACCGGCGCCGTAGTTTTTTGGGTTGCTCGTTAAATAGGTGGTCTAGTTCCCAATCGAGCGGTGCAAAAGCCAAGTGCAATAGCTCATGGGTGATAGTGCAATAGCCATCCCGGTTTGGCGCTATGTCATCCTTAAAGCTAATCCACGCCGACATCGATCCGGCCACAGTCGAAGTAAGCGCAATGGAGCGCGCATCATGGCGGTTTGGCACTTCTGTTAACCGTGCCTTAATATTCCAGTGCCCTAACTGTAACCGCTCCTGGCAGAGCCGGATATAGTCTAATATCCAGTCCGGCGGATCACTATTGCTCATTGCGCGACCAGGATGGCGGGTGTAGCGCGCCCGCGGCGAGCCGGTTATTTGCCTTGCGCGCGGTGTGGAGATCCCGATCCATTTGCGCCAGGAGCGCCGCTATATCGCGCTGTATCACGCTCGCCGCGGCTCCGCCGTATAGCAATTTCTTGATCGTGTTGGCTTGCGTGATCACATGATCAATATGCGCCACAATTGCGCCGGCACTATTGGGATCGGCATCCGCCGGTGGTTGCGGTTGCTCCTGTAGTTCTGCTTTAAGCTCTTCGATTGGCATGGGTTCGTCGCTTGCTTGATCGCTCACTGGTTATGCTCCTATCCATACACTAAACTACACTTACAACCCTGCTTGCACACTCGTTGCCCTGGTAAGGGTAGTGTACCAATTGGCACGCGCCCGCTTGCCGTTGCCGCCAGGCACTCATCGCAATG